GTGTAATGAGTTGTTTTTGTTTTAACTGTTTCTGTACCAGTAGAAGATCTTATAATAACCTGAATTTCATCATCGTCTAATATCTTGAATGTATAAGCAAATACAGTAGTTGAGCCATTACCAGAATAACTGACTTTAACTGTAGTTGAGGATATTGTCATAAAGTTCCTTTATTATATTTTAATGTTTGTGTCTATGGTTTAAAAAAATAAGTTTGACCACGTTTCTCTTCATGTCTTGCACGCATTCTTTCAAAGAAACCTGGATCTAAAAACTCTTTTATTTGATAACCAATAAGATAATCATAAGCAGCTCTAGTGTACCACATATTTATTATTGGTGCATTACCTTCTACTAATTCAAGAAATTTCTTACCCATTTTTGCTGGCTCTTTTGGATTAAATACAAGTTCAATAATTTTTTTAGCATCTGATGCAGTTGGTCCAAGAATACTTTCAAATACATTATTGCCATATTCATTTTGAATTTGACCAACTATAAAATCTCCATATATACCAATACCACCACCTTGAGCAAAAGATTCAAGAATAGTTGATCCTTTAGCAGGATCTCTTGGTGATCTTCCTCTTAACATGTCTTTTGAAGACATTGCAATATAACCCATTATTGTATTTAAAATTAACAAATTAGTTAATCCTGTTAAAGTTGCATATTTACTATCATCTGGACCATAAGATTTAAGTTCTCTGCCAATAATATTTTTCCATATAGTTATGGCAAAAGATTTAAATTGCATCATAAATCTAATTGCTTCACCCATTGGTGTTCCTTTTTCATAACCTTGATTAGTAATAGCTCTTACTGCTGCATCTGGTTCTGGAGTAGCATGTGTAGCCTGATCAACCAAAACATTTCTCCATGTTGTTTGCAAATCTCTTTTAAAATTTCTTATTTCTCTATCACTTAAAGATTTGCCTACATATTTTTTAATAGCCTCATCAGATAATTCGTTTGCAGTTTCTGCTGTTAAATATCTTCTATTTTCAATATCTAATGTTTTTATTGATCTTAATAAGTCCCACTTTCCTTCATCAATTCCATAAAGTTTTAATAAATTTCTTTCTCTAACATCTAAAGATCCAAATGATTTATTTGCTAACATTCCATAATGACGTGCTAATCCAACTGTCATTCCTGATTTTAAATTTGTAACCCAAGCATTTAATCCAATCCATTTAAAAAATGAATTTTCAACTTTAGAAAATTTTCCAAAAGAATCAGCGTCAGAAAATCTATTAGTATTAGTTGCTAAAACACTATTACTTGTAATACCAATAACTTCCATTGCAGCTTTATCTTGTCTTTTAAATAAAGCATTCATAGATTCATATAATCCAGTTAATAATCCTCTTCCTTGAAAATTAGTAGTTCCCATATATTGAGCAAGATCTGAAACAGAAGATATTGGAGAAAATCCAAGTTTACCAATTCTTTGTAATCCTCTTATAACCATTCCAGTTTTTGCTAATGTATGACTTCCAATTAAATTAACACTACCATCAATTTCTGCAAATTTACTTTTAAAATTTGTAAAATTTAAATCTTTTATGTATTGAGGATTTGTATCTTTATATTTTTTTCTTAATAACGATAAAAGTTTTTCAAATCCATTTTGTGGGTTTGTTCCAAAAGTTTCAATTAATGGAACATTTCTAGATGTATTTGATAAAACAGATAAAACACTTTCTTTTAAAGATGGTTCTCCAAACATAATATCATATTCATGTCTAGCAACAGCATCTTTAAAATGTAAAACTCTTGATGCGTTTAAACGATTAGCAACATTTTTTGTTCCATAAATACTTCCTGTTCCACTATGTTTTACATGATCACCTGACATTAATGAATTATAAATATCTCCAAGTATTTGATTAACTTTTAATCCATCTTCAATTCCAGGAAATGTTCTTTTTATATTTAATCTTTCTCTAATATAATCTACCCATGCAGCTCTATTATCTTCAACAAGTTTAGATTTTTTACTTGCATTAGCCATTTTATCAGCATTGTGAACTGTTCTTGTTATCCAATCATCTAATTTTTGAATGTTTGCTCCCAAATCATTAAGTCTTAATCTCCATTCTTCTTGATAATTTTTTAATACATTTGCTATTTCTTTTGCTTCTTTAATGCCAGTATTAACTCCAAGCATTTCTTGTTTAATTTCTAAATCAATTTTTCCAGAATCAAAATCTTTCCAACTTGTTTTTGATATGTTGTTAATAGCATGAAACAATTTATTACTTTCAACATTTTCTATTGTTCTTTGTTTTGATCCAATTGAGTTTCTTGCAATATTAGAAAACTCTTGTATTCCAACTAATAAAGCATTGACTCCTTTTATTGGATCAATTTTTCCACCAGATAATTCAATAGCATCTATTACTTTTTGGTATGCGTCTAATACTCTAATATTTTGTTCTGCTAAATTTTTTTTATTTAAAGCCTGTTGATATTCAAAGTTATCGTATATTTCTTTTTCTAAAATTTTTTCAGTTTGTGATTCACCATTTCTAAATTTATCTTCATTAATTTTAATTTTAATTTCATCTAAAAATTCATTAATCTTTTCATCAGATAAAGAATTACCTGATAATCTTTTCATTTCATTAAAACATCTGCTAAAAGATTTTATTCCTGGTTTTTTAGCCACTGATACTCCTTATTACACAATTAATTCCAGCATTAAGTGAATCTTTAATTGTAGTTTTATTTTTTAATAAATTATCAATATCTTCAATTTGTTTTTTATCTTCTGAAAATTTTTCAGTTAAATCTTCATCTTTAATATTTAATTGTTTTTGCTGTAATTTACTTCTTTGATTTAAATTTTCTGCTTCATTTACAATATTTAAAGTTCCTTTTTCTGTTAAATTTAATTTAGATTCTGGAGATGGTAAACTTTCGAGTCTAGCATTTGGATCAGTTCTTCCTTGTTGCATAGCCAAATCATTTTTTTGTTTTTTAGCTTCAAATAAATCTCTTTCTGATTTTTGTAAATTTCTTATATTTTGTAAATAAATTTTTGCAGAATCATAATCTTGTTTATCAACTGCTTGCTGATATAATGTTTTAAATTCATTTATTTGACTACCTATTCTAGATATTTGTTCATCACCAATTACTGTTTTATTTATTATAACATCACCAGTATCAATCTTTTCTCCTCTAACAGCTTTGCCAATAGAATACCTTAATAAATCTTGTTGATTTTCTGGAGAGATAGCTGCAAGTTTTTGATAAATATTTGGCTTACCAGTTTTTTCTGCAATAATATCTCCTATTTTTCCAAAACCAGCATGAAAAGTAGATCCTAAAAAACCACCTGCTGCAATATTAAAAAATGAATCGTATTTGTCATAATCAGCTTGTTCTGATCTAGCAACTCCATAAACAATAGGTTCAACAGCTGCATTACCAACAAATCCTTCAATAAATCCTCTTTGTAGTCTAGCAACATTTTTACCAGATCGTGCAACCATATTTGCAAATCTAGATTCGCCAACAACAGGAACAAATGCTGCACCTATATTTATAGGATCTAAAAAATTAGTAGCCATACTAGCAAGGAAGAAAGTACCATAAGCATTTTGTGGTCCACGAGCCATAATATTTGCTCTTTCTTGTTCAACTTGTTTTCTTTGAACTAAATAATCAACAACACCTTCTCTTGTATCTTGTTCAAAAAATAAACCTAATCCAGCATATTGTTTATTTAATTCATCTTTATTTAAATAAACATTACTTTCCATATATGCTTTTTCTTGATCTACTAATCTAAACAAAGAAGATGTTGGATTATAATCCCAAGAACTAGATATGTTTGCTCCTTGAGCCTCAAAATAACCTGTTTTAACATTTCCTAATGCAGCACCTATTTCTTCTTTAGGTGTTTCAAATTGTTCAAGACTAAGGCTTAGCATTATGGAGATACAGTAGGAAATTGATCTTTAAATATTGAAATTGGTAAATTAGTTCCAGGTTCAACATAATCTATGCTTTTAACTTTAGGATTTTTATTAGGTAGATCAGTAAAGTAAAACTCTATTTTTTCTCCTTTGGCATTTACAATAGGAATTGTACCATTTGCTAAATCAACATATAAAATAATTCCAGTTGAATCACTATTTAATAACCACTTAGAATGTTTTTTCATAGAATTAATCATTGTATTTTTAACGTAAGCATTAAAAGTTTTTTCATCAGAAAGTTTTATATTTTCAGGTAAAGCATTCTGAGATCCAGCTAATGTTGCATAATGAGCAAAACCATCATCTCCATGAAATCTTTCTAAATAATCTGATTTTTCAACTGCCAATAATAATGTGTCAGCTTTATCTTTAACAGCAGCAATATTAACTGGTCTTCCACTTATATCTTTTGGAATAAAATAAGTTTTTTGAGTTAAATCATAATCATTTTTAAATGCGTCTGTAACTTCTTTTACTGCAGTTGATGAAGAAATTTTACTATTAACAATTTTATTTAAAGCTGCATTATAAAGTGTTTTTTCTAAAGAAAGTAATAATTCTGTTTTGTTGGCAGATCCACTTTTTTGATTAAGAATAATATCCTGAAACTCTTTTGTTTTATTATATATTTCTTTTTCAATTAATTTAAATTCACTAGAAGATATTTTTTTCTTAGCTTGTTCTTCAAGATTTTTTGTTGATGTTGCAGATAATATATCTTTTTTTAAAATATCACTATTTGTACTCATAACAACTTGAAGATCTGTAGGTAAACCATCTTTAATAAGCTGTCTTGATAAACTAGGCATTATATCTGGACCATAAGTATTATTTATTTTTTGTATTAATTTAAGTTTTTCATCTGCATTTTGAGTTCCTTTTAAAATATCTCCAATCTCTCTTACTTTTTCATAAGGAACATAAGTTCTATATTGCTCTGGAACTTGTTTGTCAGAATAAATTTTATCCATAGATTGTTTATAAATAATAAAATTTCTTGGATCTTGTATTGCTAAAGAATATTCTTGTTTAAGACTAGGATATGATTCTAAATAATATTCTGCAGCACCTTTATCTTTAAATGTTTTTGATTTTAATATTAATTCTTTTTCTATAGCATCATTAACTTTTTTATTCATTTCTTTGTCTGAAAATTTTGCATTTACTATTGGTGATAATATTGCTGCAGTATCTGCTCCTTCTCCAAATTTTGCATCAGCAACTATCATTCTTCCATTTTGAATTGCATATTCTTCTTTTCTTTTTGAATCTATTGCTTGTGCATGAGAAATAAATTTTGCTCTGTCATTTAAATCTACACCAGGATATAAACTTGGATTTTCTTTTAATTTATTTAAAAAGTTTTCATCATTTCTTGAATCTTTTTCCATTAGTAATGTATTCATTCCTTTCATAATAGAATCTAATTGAAATTTTTTTTTATTAACACTTACAGTTGGATCTGGATCTGATATATTTGTATTAACCCAATCAGATGCTTCTTGTTGAGCTAAACCAGATTCTACATAACCAGGTATTGTTTGAACTTTTGTATTAAATCCAGCTTTCCAATCATTAATAACTTTTTCTTTTTCAGCTTCCATTAAAAGTCTAGATGTTTTTAATGTTGCTAAATTTATACTAGAAAGAGAAGAGTTTCCTTTTTCTAAAAATCTTTTTTTAACAAAATTATTTTCATTAGTTAATTCGTTATCAATAATAGATTGTATTGTTTCTTTTCCTTCTTTTAAAAAATTAGAAGACGCTTCACTAGGAAATGGATTTTTAGAATGCTTATCATAAGCATCATATAATTTTGGTAATAATTTATTTTCATAATCTAATGATTTAATTTTAGCTTCTTCTTCTCTTTCTCTAACATAGTAATCTGTTAAAAAATTTTGAGCTTTACTAAGAACTTCATTAGTAACTGGAACTTGAAAAGATGCTTTAACACTAGGCACTTCAGCTGTTGGTCTTCCTTGTGATTCAAATGTAGGTATCTTTGGCATATATTAATCCATTACTGGTTGTTGTTTTGGTGAATTTAAATATCCACCCATTCTAAGTAAACTTGTTCCTGTTTGTGTTATTGTTCCTAATTGTGCTGTTCTTGCAGTTTGTCTAGCAACCTCACCTTGTATTCTTGCAAAATTAGCTTCTTCAAATTTTCTTGCTTGACCAATCTTAGCATTATAATCCATAATATTTTTTTCAATTTCAGCTTGTTGAGCATTTGATCTTAATATTTTTAAACCTGTACCAGATAAATCTGCACCTGTTTTTAAAATTTTAGTTGTTGTTTGTCCCTGTAACTGTGAAAATTTTTCATCAAATCTTGCTATATCAAATTCTAATTGTTTATCTATTTGTGCTGCTTCTTGTTCAGCAATTTGTGCATTTCTATTTTGAATAGATTGATTATACTTACCAGCAGCACCTTGTTGTTGATACTGTGCATAACCCAATACTACTGTTGCAACTTCTGCTACCATTAATAAATCCTCGCAAATCTATAATGATCAGTATCATCAAAGCCATATTGCTTCATTAATCCTTCATTAGTAAATCCTAACCACTTAGCAAATCTAATTCCAATACCAAAGTCTGCACGAACTGCAGTTTGTAATCTTTTAATATTATTTGTTTTAGCTAAGTAATCTAAATTTTGTTTAACTGCTTTTGCAATT